CCCCTTTAATTCGCTCCCAAGAATCACTAAAGATCATGTAAATAACCGCCGCCCATTTTACTAATCTTTGAGCGATTGCGGTCAAGTTGCCATTGAAAATATCAGACAACATGTACCAAAACTCAGCGGTTACCATTTGCCAGTTATAGTAAGTATTGCCCACCATTTCAAGCATATTAGCCAGGCCATTAGCAGCATTAGAAGTTATGCTACTAAAGCCTCCTAAATAGATTTGACTAAGAGTATCAACAAAAGTGATTGTATTACCTATTAAAAAGTCATAAACAGATCCAAAAATAAAAACTATAAACTCAGCAAACATGCCCATGTTTCTACTAATAAAAGTTAATACCTCTTGTGTAATATCTCTAATACCGTAAAAGTTAGACTGCCAAGCATAAAACAATAAACCAATAACAGCTCCAAGGGCTACAAACGGTGCCATTGCTACTATTGCAGCGGCTGCCATACTAAACAAAGCTCCAACTACTAAAGTGCCAATTACACCAGCCAAACCAATAAAAATAGATTGCAAGATTAAAGGATTTTGAATCAGAAAGTCAAAGACTGGTTGCAAGTAGACTAAAAGATTATTAAACGATTCAGTAATTGAATTAACGGCTTGATCTGTGTTTATATTGTTTACGAACTGTAAAAAGGCGTCACTTACCATTCCCATTACTGGTAAAAAGCGAGTTCCTAGCTCTACTTGTAGCTCTTGGAATCGTGCTTGAATAGCAAGCATATTGTCGCCAAATGTGCCTTGAAGTCGCTCACTAGATCCCATTGTAAGGTTAGTAAGTTCGATCATTCCAGCATATCGAGCTTGCATTTTTTGAGCTTCGTCTAGCTTTCCAACTGTCAACCCTAAAAGCTGCCCTTTTTGTTGTAATATTGCTAAACCTTTTTTATCTATATCGTTAAAATTCTCTTGAATACCACTCATGTTACCAAGAGCAGAGTTTCCAGTAGTGTAAGCAAAGGCAAGGTTTTTGACTGCTGTAGCTAGATCAATACTGCTTGACTTACCTGTTACCGCCTCGTTTGTGAAGCGTTTAAGCATATCTGCTGACTGCTCTAAAGTAAGCCCTGATCTGATTAAGTATTGTAATGACTCGCTAGCAGTGGTTGACCCTATTCTAAGATCTTTACCCAGCACGGTTGCCAACTCTTTGGCTTTCTCTGTGTTGACTCCAAACTTACCAGCCACAATACCCAGCACCACCATTGATGTTTGGTATTGTGAAGCGGCTTTGACTGTTTGTGTGGCAAATGCTCCAAGTGCGACCGTTAAACCAACGACCCCAACTAATACACCTGTTTTAATTACATTAGCAGTGGCCTGAAACCCTTTATTCATTTGATTTAAGCCACTACTAGCCAGACTCTGAGCTTTACCTTTTACCTGATCCATGGTAGATCCAAGCCCCTTCATTACTACGGAAGCATTATCTTTGGCATTGATTAGGATTTGTAGCATTGAGTCTGACATAGTAGGTTATTTTGACATTTGTTCTTTACGATTTCGACCCTCTTCCTCAGCTTGTCTGTACCACTCTAGTTTTTTCATTATGTAGTAAGATTGATCTAGGTAATCGTTGTAATCTCTAAAGCTTAATTTTTCCCAAAACTGATTAAACTTGATGTATTCAGGGGGTACTTTGTTAGTGCTACCATAGTGGTATTCGCTTATCTGTTCGTACTCTTCTTCTTTGTAGAACTGCCTTGACTCAATCGCTCCAATCGCTCTAAAAAACCTGACTCAGTCACTAACTCCACAAGTTCAAACATTTGTTCGACTGGGATGTCGTCTATCTGGATATCCAAAGCAAATAATACTCTAACCATGTCTGTAATGACTTTGTTTCGTTTTCCAGCATACTCTTTAGTCATTTGGATTTCTGAGATGTCTTCACCGTTTTCATCTTTCCATGATCTAAGTACCATACCACTTGTAAGGTCTGAACTGTAGTCAAGCATTTGTGACCATTTAACACGTGTAAGGTCAATGGTGTAATCCTTGCCTGAAACATTGACTGGTTTGTTTATATTGATTACAGATACTTTTAATTCTTCTAGTGTTTGTGACATATTTATAGATTTTTAGGGTTTATTGAAGTGTTCCAATAGCATTGATTAAAGTTGCTGTGATTAGGTGGGCTTGTTGTATTTCAACTTCTAAATCATAAGTGATATACTCATCTCTTGGAGTTGCTACAACTCTCTTGATTAATCCGATACCTGTGTTGATTGTGAGACGTGGTTTAAGTGCGGATGTTCCAATTACCGCAAGTTGGCTTGCTAGACCATCAATCTTGAAAGCTAGTTTTGTACCTGCTTCAAATTGGCTCACTAGACCATTTGTAGAATCAAGATTGATTGTACATTTAAACATTGCTGTTCGACCGTTGGCTGGTACGTCGTCACGGTATTGGTTGCCCAAATACTGCTCTTCTCCTCCAATTCCATTGTTAAATTCAAATTCTAGGTTTTTGACCTTTGCTAGTGTTGTAGCGCTTGATAGGCCTGCTTGTGAGGTGGCATATCCAAGGGTAAAGTTGAATGGCAAGATGTATTTACTAGGTTTAGCGATTGTAGGGGTTGCTGATGTTCCAGCCTCTTCTTTGACACCTTTAACATCGACTGAGTAGGTAGAATCGTTGTCGCCTGTAGTAATAACAAGCTTATCAATACTAACTCCTGTAATAGCTCTCCACCCATCGTCTCCACGGTTTAGATTGATTGTATGAGTTGGTAGTAGGTTGCTGTTAAGAACTGAAATAGCCCATGTTGTAGCACCAAGTGCAGTTGTAGGGGTTGCAGTTCCAAAAGCACCAGCCAAAGCCCATAGACAATAGTCAGTGTCTAGTTTACCTTTTATTGTACCGTCTGTTGTAAGGCTTGTAATTTCTTCACCTAGAAGTGCTGAAACAGATCCATCAGCTGATTCATCCTTAAATGTTCCTGAGATAGTTTGCTTTACATCAAAATCTTCCCATGGTAGGCCATTAGTAAACCCTGTAGTTTCTTTGACACCTCTTGATGATTCTCGCTTGATAGCGACTGACATATTTCGTCCTTTTGTATATGGCATAGTTTAGTTTTCTTGATTGGTTAGTTGTAAAATGGGTTCTTTTGGCTCAGTTTGAGCCTTTTGATACTCTTCAAGCTGTTTTAAAGCTTCCACCTGAGTAGTTGCCATAAACACCTTTAAAGAGCCGTCAGGGGCGTTTATACCCTGAAATTGAAAGGGTTGTAAGTCCTGTTCAATAGATGGTGTGATTAGTTTGGACATAGATTATATTTAGATTGATTCAGTATCTTCAACTTCGATTGTGATCTCACGAATAACCGTGTTTGATTCAAAAGCGACTTCTGAGCCGTTAAATGGTTGACTAGTTGAGATTAGTTTGATATCTTGCCAGCCATTATTTCGACTAGCTTTTATTTTTATTAAGTCTTCTGTTTTGTTTAATAATTCTCTAAGTTGTGATTCAGCTACTCTTACATCTGTTTGATTTGGCTCAAATTCAGCTACTAAGCTTAGTTTGTACCTTCTCAAAACTTTGTAAGTTTGAAAGTCAATATCTTGATAATTTACTGAGTCATCAGAAATGAATAAATAAGGATATGAGCTAGGTTTAGACGTGTACTGAGTATAGATAGGGACGGCTTGCACTGGGCTTGTGAGTGCCAAGGTTGTGAGTAATCCTGCTACACTTGTAATCTGGTCTTCTGTTGTCATAGTTTGCTTATTTCCTTTTGTAAGATCTCAGGTATTTGCTTTTTAGTTGCTTCGACTGCTGGCATCCAAAAAGGTCTAGCTCTCATACCTTTATACAATATTGGTCTATCTATTTGACCGCCAAATGTCGTCCAGTATGGTTTCCGACCAGCATAAATACCAGTTCCACGCTCTAAGTATTGACCATATTTGACCCCCATATAAACCCTTGACTGTAAGTCATCTAGTTTTGCTACAGTGATTGACTGTTGAGCTTTACCAGATCGACTAAAAGGAGCTGAGGGTTTTGGGCTTGCATAAACAGACTTTTGGAGGTTCTTTTTAGCGGTTGTTTCCATGACATTAGCAACCCTAAAAACAGCTTTAGAAATTGCACCCCTTGCACCTACTTTCAACCTCTTTGAGGCCTCAATAAATCCAGTTGTAGACAGTTCTAATTGCATGATTTAGATTGCTTTTATTTCGGATTCCCAAAAAGATACAAAGCCGGGATTTTTACGCTCGACTGGGTCTTTGAAAGTGTACTCAGTGCCGTCGATTGTAAGCTGTGCTTTTTTATCTGGTTTAGTTGCCAAATAGGTTGACGAGATCTGAACTTTTCGGATAATTCCAACAAATTTATTTTCCACCATCTCATTTTTTTCAAACAATACTATATTAGAAATTTCTACCCCTATATCTAATACCCCGTTCGTTCTAGTCTGGTATAATCCAGTTACTAGGTAAGGCTTAGCTGTTGGTAAATCAAAACATTCAATCATTGTAAATATTTGTTTAGTATTGATAAAAACGGCTTGTATTCAGTAATTGAACTGACAAATTCTTGAGAATTATCGGAGAAACTTATATCTGAATCGCCTGTTTTAGATCTTAAAACAGTTTGATAACCTAGCGATTGATAGGATAGTTGGCTGTTAATGTAACGAACTATAACCCCCTTTAAATCAGATGGTACAATGTACATAAAGCCCCATGATCCAATCAATTCAAGATATTCAGGATCTTTTAAATCCCTTCTTTGTCTAGGTACTAGCTCAAGTCGTGTATAGATTCCAGATACATAATCATGCTCTATAATTCTATAATCTACATTAACTACAAGCACGGTCTCACTGGTTGAGTTGAATTGCTTTATTTTAACGCTCGATAAAGAGGCAAAAGGCAATAAATCCCAAATAGATTGACCGTAAATGTCGCAATGGATTTGCCTTGTTTCTGTGGTAAATCCTGTAAATGTAAAACCTAGGTTAGACAATTCAGACTCAATCTGTGCTAATAGATCATCAACCAACTCGGAATTGTAACCGCTTGGAAGTCGTGAAGCTATATCAGTTTGAGTCAGGAATGCCATAGATTTAAGCTCTTACAATTGCTAGTCTAGCATAGTCAAGGCTTGCACCTGTGGCTGTACCAGTGATGGTTGCTAATAGTGACACAGTTGAGTTGACTGCACATGATACAGTTGCGGTCAATACTTCGCCTGTAGTTGTTGAGGTTGCAGAGCTTGCCATTACAATACCATCAACTAAAATATCAAATTTACCGTTGGTTGAAGATCCTTTTACATAGGTTGCATGTGCTGTGATCTTTTTAAATCCTTGGGTTGTGATAGTTGAAGTTGTGTCGGTTGTAACTAGCTTGTTTTCAGCTGCTGCGTTAGTGTCAATCAATCCTAGTTGATAGAACTGATTGCTTGGTGTTTGGGTAAAATTTCGTACTGCCATAATAAGTGTTTTTTATAATTTAATGGGGGAGATTATCCCCCTGTAATGTTTAAGCTAGAGTTAGTAATCTAAATGCGTTGCGTGCAGCGTTACCGTTTGTTCCAGCTCCACCACCTGCGGTGTTTTTGTGAGCGTAAACCATTCCGCCATCAGCATAGGTTCTAAATACTACTGTGACGTTACCAGTCTTTACATTAGCCATTCCGTTATCACTAATCATTCTAAGACTGCCTTTTTGAGCCATGTAGTAGTTGCTTAGATCAGCGAATACAACCTGGTTAGCACTTAGACCAGAACCAGCGAAGATAACTGGGAAACCTCCAATTGATCGAGTACCTGGATTAGTATCAATTACACCAGCTCTCTTGTAGTTAGTGTCGAGATCTTGAATCAAAGCGATCTTGTTGTAGAAGTCAGATCTATTCATAATATAAACAAATCTTGACTCTTCGCCTTGTGTGATGTTGTTTGGTAAGTTACCAACTGCCTTTAGACAGTAGTCAAGATTGTCTGTAGCTGCTCCATAAGCAAAAGCTAAAGCACCTTCTTGATCGTCTTCTGTAGATCCAGCACTGTTTATAATACCTTTAAATTGGTTGCTTGCATTAGTACCAGCTAAGATCTGTTGACCAAGTCTAGTTTCAACACGTCTGATACCTCTTGCCATGAACTGACCCAAAAGTGTTGGTTGCATTGTAGCAAGTGAGTATTCAGTGAATGAAGTTGAAGCTTGGATTTTGTTTTTAGGTGTGATTGTATCACCATTTCTAGGTGTGTCATCTGCCTCTGTTCCAGCGTCGTCCTCATCTAATGATTCAGCACTGCTCTCAGCTCCAAACTCATTAAGATCAAATGATTGGTTGCCGTCGTTTAATCCTGTAGGGATGCGAGATACACGGCTTAAAATTGGACTGTTATCGATTAAAAGACCATCAACGATAGGTAAAATAGTAGTCTCAAAAAGGTCACTAATATTAGTACCAGATACGCCACCTGTAATAGTGTAGTTTTTCATTGAAGCTTTATCTGCTTCTGATAGGACATCAAAATTTACTTTGTGACCGTATTCAGCTGCAAATGACTTTGAGAATTGATCTCTCCATACTGGGTTCAATGCTGCAGTATCAATCAATCCAGCTACAAGATTTTCATCTTTTACGCCGTTTTGGATTTGTTTCTGTGCGAATTCTTTAAGTGCGGTAAGATCACCGCTTATGATGTCATCTTTGACATTGTTTTCTTTAGCAAAATTAAGTAACATAAAATAAAATGGTTAAATTGGTTAATTGTTAAGTTTCTTATAAAAACTTGGTAATTCTTGAGATTTCACAACGTTCGGTACATCGCTTTCACGATTAGCTACTTGTTTTGAATCAGAGAATTGCTTGAGTAATTCCTCACGCTTTTCAGCTGTCTTGAGACTTGCTTGCACCTGTGCTAAGATCTCTTGATCTTCTAGCTCCTCAGGTGTTGGCTCTGGATCGGCTGGTGGAGGTGTTGTGTCATCTCCTGATTCATCACTAAAAGCCTTTACTTCTAGCTTCTTGGCTTTCATAAGTTCCAATAATTCGCCTGATACAGTGCCTTTTTCTACTAATTCAGTAATTGATTGCCACATACTTTTCTCGGTGGTCTTGTATTTATTCCCTTCGTCGTCAGTATATTCATGCTCTGCGACAGTAGCTGATTGACCTGATCTCACAATCTCGCCAAAACTTTTTAAGCTTGCCTCTGTCTGAGCTTTAAACTCAGCTTTGAGGTCTCCTTTTTGAGCGTCTAATAACGCTTGGATTTCTTCTTTGTTCATATCGTTTTGAATATTAAAAATTGATAAATGGTTAAATTCTTTTATTTCACCGACTCTAGCGTTTCCAGACCCTGCAACTATACCAAGTAATAAGGCACAGCCTACCCAGTCAATAGATGTGTAATACTCGCCAAATTCATTACAAATACAGTTTTCTTCATCTACCATTAGTTCAATGCTGGGTGCTGTGATCTCGTTTTTTCTGGCTACAACGACAGGATCGGTAGTCTTAAAGGTTGCAAAGATCTCTAGCTCACCAGTTGAGTAATCGGCACGAAGCTTAGTGAATTTGTTTTGATTGCCTAGGTATTTACCACCTGATAGGTTTAAATCGTGGTTAAAATCAAACAAGATTGAATCAAGTTTGTTTTGCCACTTCATTAAGTCTGAGACTTGGAAATATGTTTTATTACGGTTAAATACAGTACTGAAAATCATCATTTCCACTTCAAAACCACCATTGACCTCCATAAATTGGAGGGGTTGTGAAGCAAAAACTGCTTGAGGAAGTGAGAAGTGTAAGAGTCGTTTCATTGCCTTTACATGATACCCACGGCTTGATAATTAGTCATTTTTCCGCTGTTATATGGGTATGAATGAAGGTGATTTAGATGATAAAAAAACCACTATTGAAAGTGGTATTATTACTATTAGTGATGACGGTACCGTGACTGGCTTACCTTTTGGGATTAGTATTGATCTTCCTCGATCCTAAAACTCATAGTAGTCTTTTTATGTTTAGTGGTTATAAACTCTTTAAATTGAGTCAAAAACATATATAGATAATCAAGCCATATTTCGTGTTGGAAATCAGATCCAAAATTCATATCGATTGTAATTTTGACTTTAGACATACTTGATTAATCAGTTGGGTAAAACAAAGCGGTACACTTACAACGTGAATGTGCGGACGGTGCTGATACTCCTGAGCTAAACACTTTATCAATATCGATCTTGCCTTGCCTTTCATTACCCATACAGAGTACACAAACGTCGTTAACGGCTGTTTGCCATTCCTTACTACCATCTGGGAACTCTATCAGATACAAAGCCTCACGTGTCTTTTCTACTGATTCAGTCACAGCAGTACTTGCTATAAGCTCAGCACGATTGAAAGCTAGATCTTGGATCTTATCACTAAGTATAATAGCAATCTCACTTACTCCACTACCTGCATTAGTCTTTATAATATTTTGAATTTGGCTTGTAGTCTCTACATCTACAGAGTCAAACAAATCTGGGTTACCTTTTAGAACTGCCTCTGTAAACTTATCAATATTGTCTAAAACAACTTGTGGGTATTCTCCATCAAAAAAGTTTAAAGTAAAATTAGTACGTTTATCTTTCTTGACTTCATCTAAAGCCATGCCAGCAAACCCTAAAAGATCCTTTTTGAGTGCTGGAAATGAATAAAAGGTTTCGATCTTAGGCAGCTTTACAATATAGTCATTTAGAGCCTCATTGTCGAGCTTTGCAAATGTTTTGATAAAAGACTCTACCTGTTTTGTAATAGCCTCAGTCCATCGATTTAAAAAGCCATTTTTTTTATCATCACCTAAATAAAGCTTTGACTCCAATGCTTTTTCCGTCGGTGTCTTCTGTGCGAACGCCACTTTAGTAAAAAGCCCATTTTCTACCTTTTTTGGGGGTTCTTTTGGTTGTGACTTTACGTCAATGGCTTGTTGGTTTTGATCTTGGCTTGGATCTGTTTGTAGTTGTGATGGTGTAGCAAAATCCTTGAAAAATACGTCGCCGTTTGGCACTGGCTCAAGTGCTAAGATCTCACGCATTTCATTGAGTGTGATAGTGTTTGACTCCCAGTTTTTCCTTGCTTGTTCTTCAAGTGCTAGACGGTCAGGATTGCTTGGTTTGTTATAATCAAAATAGGCGTTTTCTGTAGTTGTAATACCATATTGAGGTAAGAACCAGTCATTTGTGACTTGATCCAAAACCTCCTCAAGGGGCTGTCCAATCTTACCAAAGACATTATATGAAAAAGTGCTAGCATTGTTATAAGTCAGACCTTTGTCACCGTCTCCCACATCTGACATTGTCAAACTGTATGCACTTAATATCTCAGTCTTAGATCTCATCATAAGATCCATAAACTGCATATCAGTGTTTGATTTACCTAGCTCAAATACTTTATCTAATCCAAAACTGGACTGGACTCTAAAAGAGTTTTTGACACCTGAGGCTGTAGAGTTTAGGCGATCCAACATTCTTTGAATCCAGGTCTTACCGTTTTTGTCAGGCACTTCTTTTCCACTGATTCTATCTACTGCTACTTTATCGCCTTGACCTTTTGCATCAGCTCCAAAAGCTAAAAGAGTTGTCCCGATAAAAGCATTGGAGAATATATAGTTATTAGACTTTAAACCATTGTTTTGTAATAATATCCACAAATAAGCACAGTCAATCCTTGAGGGTGGCACTATCCAATCCTCAAACACTGGATCTTTAATATGCCATAGATCAACGCCGTGTTTAAGGTTTGTAAGCACTGCAATCTCTCGACCGTTACCATCTAGGAAAGCATATCTTGTCTCATTGATTACTGAATCGTGGTAAACATGGAAACGTCGAAGTGACCAAATTACTTGCTCACCGTTCACATCTCCCATCATTATACAAGATCCCTCACGTGCTACAGTTGCGATGATTTGTTTTTCAAGCTTTGCCCAGTTTTTTTTAGTATACAAAAAGTTGTACATTCTTTTAGCGTACTGATCTTTTTTGCCTTTGGTGGTGTCGCTGTTTTTGTCATTGACATTGATTACAAACTTACGCCCATTGGCCCCTATATTAGCGTTCCAAATTGCTAAAATATGTACAAATGTAGGGTTTAACCAGATCTTGTCTAGCTCAGTATAACTTAATGAGTGGCTATTGATTGGAGTATATTTATCATATGCACCCCCATTGTATTGATTGAGTGCCTGAAAATACTCATCGTACTGTCCAGATCGGAAGTCATCTGAATTAAAGCTATGATTAGAGCGTGTCATTATGATTATATGGTACTGTTGTGGGTTAGTTTAGTCATTTTTCCGCCTCTAATTGTTAGCATTCTAAAGCTAAATAGAGCATGATTAATATCAATCTCTTGCTCTCCTAGCTCAGTCAGTCTAAATGATCTTGAGCTTTGTTTTTCCTTGCTATTAATAGGCTCAATAAGTCCAAACTCTTCAAGGTGTCGTTTCCTTTGACTTATACTAGGCAAGGATATGCCAAACACTCCTGCAAGGTATGAGGTGCTTGATTCTCCTGCTCCAATCAATAATAAGATACATTGGTCGATATAATCTGGTGTGTATTTAGTAGCCATATAGTGAGGTTAAGTCTTGATAATTTGTAATATAGGTGAAAACTGCATATCTTAGAGCGTCCATCGCATCGTCAAAAAACTTGACTGGTTCATCTAAGATCTTGCCGTCACTGGTCTCTTTCCATTTGTAAGATCTAAATTCTTTGATAGTTTCTTCACTCTCTTTAGTCACAAATAACTTTCTAGCTTTGAGCGTATTAATGCCGTCAATTACTGCTTTATTTGCAGGGTGGGCGTTATACCCTGACCTTTTTATTTCCTCGATGGCTTCTGGTCTAGCATGGTCACAATAAATAGGTGTAGAGCGTGATATATTTAAACTATTCATTAAGCTTATTAGATCCTCGGTGGTTAATCCTGATTTATAAATTATTTGTTGGGTGTAAATGTCATCGTCTAATAATTTGACTTTCATTAGTGTACTAGGGTGGTTAAATCCAAAATCTAAACCATAAACTTCCTCACCTGACTCAGGTAGTTGATCACATAGTTGCCAGTGGGTGTATATGCTCGCACTACTTACGGATCGTTCACCTAGCCCATAGATACGCCAATAATTCTCGTCTGTATCTCTTAGGCGTTCAATCTCTTGGACTAATTCAAGCGGGAGAAATGGGTTATCTAAATAAGTTGACTGGAAAAAGTCAGTGTCATCTCTAGTCAGTACTTTATCATAAATCCAATGATACTCATCAGATGGGTTGTAATCTAAAATGATCTTGTCAGTCGTTCTAAATATAAGCTGTTGCCAATCCTCAAAGCTTAATTCGTTGGCTTCGTTTATATACAAGATCGTACGCTTTCGACCTCTAATCTTTTGCGGTTGATCTACTGATACAAACTCAATCAGGTTGCCGTTTAAAACGTATGTATTATCTGTTTTGTTATGGTTCTTTTCGGTGTATAGATCTAACTTATTAAGCACATCAAAAAAGTCTCTCATTACTGACCCTTTGATGGCTGGCAAGGTTTTTCTTACGATAGACAAAACCTGATCTTTGTTTTGAGTTAAATAGATTATTAAACTGACAATAATGTTGTAAGTTTTGCCCGATCTTGTGCCGCCCTGAAATACACTAATACGCTTATTAGAGTCCTGTAATTGCTCAAATACTATATTAGTTTGGATTTTATTCATTTGATTTTGAGTTTATAACTTCTACTTGGATTATTGGATTGATTGCAGCTCCATCTTCTCCTGTGACCTCTTGACGTAAGCTAAATTCCTTTTTGAGCTTCCTTTCTAAAAATTTTAAAGCAAGTTCAGGATTACCTTCAAAGCTTTTAACTACGCTCTGTCTGGCTTGTAATATAGGTTTTTGCTTTAATGACTCCTTTCGGTGTATAAATTCGGGAAACTTCCTTTGGTATTCGTAAAGTGTCTCTTGTGATATATCTGCATAAAAACAAGCCTCACCATCTGTACAGCCCAAAGCATAAGCTTGTTCTAATTTACCCACCGCCTCTTTTGTCATTACTGTGGGTCTACCAACTTTTAAAGTTTCTTTTTTCACTGGTTTTTTTGCGGTTGACATAGGTTATATTTGATTAAATTTGAAT